TAAACTTGTGCATGGATTCCCAATCAGAAGTTGAATACGTAGTCTTAATGGTACGATAAACAGTTCCTGAATTAGTTCTTAGACTCTCTACTCCAGAGTCTTTCATGTGTTGAAGAATAGCCATCTTGACGGTCTTCATATCAGCGTCGATCTTGCTGATCTGCTCTTCCATCTCGTGGGCAACTTCATATTTTTTATCACGCATCTTGATATAGATGCGAGTGAGCTTTTCTAAAGGGGGCTCTACCCCTGTCTTGGTGTCTGACATACATTCTCCTGTTTTAAAATAATAACGGCTTGGTTTTATTCTCGTTATCGGTATTACTACTGTACTACTGTACTACTAAACTTTATCTTTATCAAGCAGATTATTGTAAAGCTCTACTAATTTTGAATGATCTGTAATGCGATTGTCAAGCATTTTGTATAGGTGTTTCTCCGCATTTGATCCTTGCAATCGTACAACTGTAACTGGATGTTTCTGTCCTGCTCGATGCGCACGTGCATTTGCTTGTGCATATATTTCTAGACTAGGAGTAGGTCCCCACCAAACAATTGTATCGGCAGCGGTAAGTGTTACTCCATGTGCCGCAGCTTGCGGCTGAATAATTAATATACGTGGATTTGGACTCTCTTGAAATCGTTTAAATATATTTGCACGATTAGAAGCAGTTACATCACCATTAATGATTTCTGTGTTGAACCCATCATTAATTAATTTCTTGGTTAATATTTCAATCGTATTCTTGAAAGGTACAAATATTAAGATCTTTTGCTGTGTCTCATCAATCACTTCTCTTAACACCTTATAACGATTTTGAATATCAAACTCCAAAGTCTCTCCTGAATCGGAATATACCGCACCGCAAGATATTTGTAGGAGTTTGCTTAATCCAACTGCAGCATTTACCGCAGTGACTTGCTCGCCTACCGCTTGCATAACCAAGCGTTTTCGTATGGTATCGTAGTATTTTTTCTGTTGCGCAGTAAGTTCGACTTCACGAGTAACGTAAATTAACTCAGGTAAGTCTAGACATTCGTCCTTGGTAAATCGGATGGCGGGTTGTAAAGCGTCAAACACTACTTTATCTGCGTTGGGTTTATTTACCCACTTAAACTTGGATATTTTGTACATCACCATATCTTTGAAGCTACCAAAGAAACGGGGTACATTTTGTGGGTTAACTAGTTTAGCCAAACCATAGGCGTCTACTGGCGATTGAGCCGCAGGGGTTCCCGTTAGCATCCATAACCATGTATCAGGCTTGAGTAGCCGATTAAGGGTCTTCCAGCGAGCCGTCTGTGAGTTCTTGTAGGCATTGGCTTCGTCAACCACAATCAGGTCAAACCCACTATTAGCGATACATTCTTGAACAATCTCGACTCCGTCGTAATTAATGATTACAAACTCGGTGTCTGAGTTAATGATACGTTGACGTTTTTCTTTTGAGCCGTAGGCGATGTCAACTGTACGGTGCATAGCAAATTTAAAAAGATCTGCTCGCCATGCGCTATCCATAATCGACAACGGGCATATGACAAGCACACGCTTTATCTTCTTCATTTTCATTAGATAATCTGCCGCCCATATGACAGAACCTGTCTTGCCTGTGCCTTGCTCATTAAGGCAGAAAGCCCTTGGGTGCAGGGTTAGAAAGGAAGAGGTAGTCTTTTGATGCTCAAAGGGTTTGTGTAGCCCTGACCAATTGTAGTGTCCCATAATGGGACTAGGTACGTTCTTTACCTGTAAGTTCTTTAACACACGAACTTCATCTAAGCCCCACTTAACGGCAACTTGATTTTCCCCAACAATCCTACTCTTTGGAATAAGTGTAGTTACTTTGTTGGGGTTACGTAAATTTAGTAAAAGAACTTTGTTATCTATTATTTCCATCTATTTCTTTTTTCTCTCACGCTTGCTAGTTTCCGATACTAGATTACTTTTTTTGTCCCTTTTAAAGGATCTATTTTTTGATGGTGTTGTAATGTATGTGCCATCTTTATTTGTACCACCTTTATCCATAGCTTTTTTATGGGCTATGTCTTTACCTTCACGAGCATCGGCTTTGCCGTTGCCGTTGTTATCAGGCATTTTTTTATCAACCGCACGTCTAGCACGTTGGCGCTCCATGCGATTAGGGTGTTCGCTACGAGCCTTTTGTTGCTCGTATTCTTTAGCATATGGTCTTGGTTTATTTACGTAAGGCATTTAATTTCTCCCATTATGTGGACACTCAAGAACTAAGCAATGCTTCTTACAAAGTCCACTAGGACGAGGGTTCCATACATTACTCTCGTACGAAAACTTCATCCTGTTGTATTCACTAATCCACTTATGCCACATCTTATCCTGATTTTCAAAAGAATACGAGTCCTTTATAAAGTTTTTAGATACGACAAAAAGTAGCCCCGCCTTGACCTTTTTGACTTGGGGGAAGTGTTTAAATATGGCAAGTGCCATCAACTCTAACTGATCGGTATCAGCATACTTGGCAGACTTTCCAGTCTTGTAATCAAGCACTCGTGCCTCTTCCCCATTGACGACTAGCAGATCGGCAATACCCCGCCACCACATATTAGGATCTTTAAATGCGCATGGGTCAAGGTTTTCTGTCAGCGCCATCTCATACTCACAATACTTATCACCTTCTAACTGTTTTAAGTTATCTAGGGCGCTTTTTACAAAACTAAATTGTGGTGGTAATGGTACGTTATCACGTACGTAGTATTCCGCCGCCGAATGAAACTCTTTCCCATACATAATAGCTTCCGTAGGGGGTTCTTTAACATCTTTGACCACCCGTAAATGATAGTACTTCTTGGGGCATTGATCGTATAGCTTAATACTTGAGTACGACCAAGAGATTGATTTATTCATTAATAGGAATCCATGTTTTAACTGCACCACTCATTAATCTAATTTCTACTTGAGCATTTAGACAATGGTCATAAGCATCTTGAAATTTGTTTGCCACTAACGCATCATGAGCTTTACGAATTTCCTGCATAGCATGTAAATAAAAATCTGAATACTCCACTTTAGCACTCGCCATAATTCTTCCCATATCCTGATTCACAATTAACAGGCAAGCCTTTAGCCCATGCGGGTGTCCAACGCATGCACTCCTCTACATAAACTTGAGCTTCCTTAGCCTCTTCTTCTTTGGCAATACAGGCAACCGCATCGTGTACGGTAAGTACGACGTTATATCTTTTTGAGATCTGTATCATTTGCTCGCCGATGATACAACGAGCGATAGCTTGGCATACGTTCTCGATTACCTTACCACCATAAATTTTATTCCAACCGTACCGAGTTTTGTATTGGTACTGTATACCCTTCTCATCCCGCACGGTTATTAGCCCATCATAACGTAATAACAAACCGCTTGGTAATCGTATTGACCGCTCTTCTGGGACCAGCGCAAGTACACTATCACGCCCTAAACTTGTTGTACTGTCCTTAGTTAAAGCCTCTAGGGCCAATTGAGCTTCTCGCCACAACCTAACTACGTTCGGGTACGTTTCTCGGTAGACTTGGATAATGTGTCTAGCTTCGCCCTCAGTAACTTCTGTACCGAACGTCTTGAGTTGCGCTTTAAATTTCTGCGCCCCCATGCCATAGCCAGCCCCAAGGATTGTCGTCTTCCCGACGAAACGCTCTTCCTTAGATATTTCTTCAGCATCCTTATTATAAATAGCCGATGCCATGATTCTGTATACGTCTTCTCCATTTTTAAATGCCTCCACTAAATCGTTCTGTTCTGATAGCCATGCAAGCACACGTGCTTCAATCTGTGCTGAGTCTGCGTCAATAATGACATAACCTTCAGGGGCTTCAATAGCTTTCTTTAGCTTACCTGCGTTGTCGCCACGTGAGGGAAGGTTCTGCAAATTAACACTGTCGCTACCACCCCACCGTCCTGTATGCGCCGCATAGTATTTCAGGGGAACTGGCATCAACCCTCTCTTTGAGATACCGATGAATCGCTCAGTCCTAGTCTCTTCAAGCGTAGACTTTGTACCAAGACGAGCCGCTACTAATGCTTGCACTCTTACATCAGGATGTTCAGCTAAAGCCTTAAACTCTTCGTCGTTCTTAGCCAAAGCAAAAGTTTCTTTACCTGTTGTTGGGCTAATCTTTACAGGCGGTTCTACACCCACAGACTTGAGTAGTTCGGCAAACTTCGGGTTACTAGCCAAAGACTCTTTATCAACCTGAGCCACGCTAAGAAGTTGAGCCTTTTTCGCTTTGATCTCATGTAGATGTTGCTCTAATAAACTCAGATTTAAATCTAGTTTCGGCTGACAGAACATACGCACAGTCAAATCAATCAGCTTCATCTCTGTCTTGGGGAAACCCTTTTTGAGCATGGCATGAAATAATTTATGGGTAAGTTCTACGTCATTTACACAGTAGTCACCATATCTATCAAGATCTTCGGGTGAGAAATCTTCACGGTTCTTCCCGGAAGCGGCAATAACTTCATCCCCCTTAACACCTAGTTTGTATCTTTCAGCTAAAGCAGCTAGGCTGCTGCTCACTTCGACACCATGTAACGCACGACCCATAGACAGGGTATCTGCGTAGGCTTTAGGGTGAATATCAAATATCTCGTTAAGAATAAAGCCATCAAACATCATGTTATGGGCGACTGCCATAGAGTCTGCCCAAGGGTAAGTTTCTAACCAACTCTTAATCTGTTCGTGTGTGCCACTACCCCACTCGGTTTCACCATCGTTTACTTTAACGGCTACACCAATCACTTCAAAGCGATCACTACGCACGTACTCTTCTGTTGTCAGCTTTGATAAACTGAAGGTAGACTTCTCATAGAAAGTTTCAAAGTCTATTGTTATTAGGTTCACTAACATCTCCCGTCTATGTCTTCGTTGTCTCTTTTGTTTTGCTCTTCTAAATAATTTATGTAGTTAGCCACAACTCGTATCATCATGGTTAATCGTTTGCTTTCGTCTGAGGGTATACGCTCTGATAATCTGCCTATATTAAAAAAGGCTTCTTTACACTCTGTTCTTAAACTCATTCATTTTCTCCTAACGCTCGTAGCTTACGTTTTAATCGTTGATTCTCAGCTTGCACGGTTTGCAACTGCTCGTTTATTACGTGTAACTGATCTCGTAACATCTTTTCTGTATCTTCTTTGTCTTGTATGTTGACGTACCCTGCGAAAGGAATCGGCTCAACTAAAACTTCTACATCTTTTGATACTATTTTGTTTTCTACGTAATCTTTCAATGTAAACGTTGTCATACCTTCTCCTTAGATTTATATAATTGTCTACTTATATTTGCTAAACAACTACCACACTTCCACCGCCTAATCTTACCTTCTAACATCTTACCCAAAGTTGCGGGTTGCATGGTTTGGCAACTTGAACAAAACTTCTTACCCGTTAAACTAAGTTCAGCTTTACGAATACGTTTTGTAACTTCATTCATATCAATTTTTTCGGGCATATTTTTTCTTTTTAATTGCAACAATACCATCTTCTTCTATTTCATCTTCCATCATAGCCTTAGCCATAGCTTTAGCCCTAGATGGTATCTCTTCAGGACTGTAATCACCATTCATTAAAAAACCAATCATGGCAAACCCTGCATACAAACGTTCCAAATATTCTTTTTCTTCTTCAATCATTTGTTGCTCCCATGTGTGGCTAAATTGTTTTGTCCTAGCTGTTGTATCTTGTAGCCATGACCTTCTAGGTACTCAAGTAATGCTTTACGTTTAGGTTCAAACCATGGCTTCCATGTCCATGCCTCAAAAATAATTGGTGGGTAGTTGTTCTTTTTAATGGTTTCAATACCGCCTTTGATGACCTCAAGCTCATGCCCTTCCACGTCAATTTTGATTAAGCGTACGTTTTTGTGTGCGCCTGAGTCCAAGGTAAATACTACTAACGGCTCTTTGACACCCTCGGTTTTGCACTCGTAGTCATTCTCACGAACTTCTTTGTCCATACTAAATGCACCAAT